CATCAATCTCTTGTGCAGATTTGTACAGTTTAGGATTGACATTGAATACAGACTTCTTTGCAACAAAGAACTTACCATCTTCTGGGTCAATACCAGCAAAGATTGCAGGCGCACCATCCCACTTGACAGTCATGTTAATTGAAGACCGAGCATTACCAGCAAGCATATCTCTTAGTGAACGTAGGAAGTTGATTGCAGCTCTACCACCATCAACACCATAGTTAAGGATTTCATCTTCCAGATGCTCTAGGTGTAAATTCTTACCACCCTTATCTTCTGTTAAAAACCTATTTAAAGTCAACAAAGTTATCTACCTCTATGTTCACTTCAACACCTAAAAATTTCATTAGATTTGATGCAGAAGATTTAAAGTATAACTTAATTTTTTTATAAGTTTTACTAAGAAATCCTTTTATTTTTTTTAATACATTGCGAAATATATTTTCTGTTAATACCTTTCCATGAATATGAAAAGATTCATCCATTGCATCAACTATAAGAGAAATCACAGACCAAAAATTATATTCACCAGTTTTCTTTCCTTTTAACTTTCTAGATGATGTTTTAAAACGTGCTTGAAGTTTCATTTTATTTGCCATTTTCTCACAATATGAATCATCATAAACACTATGAATTACAACATTAGTTCCATCATGGGATGCAACTAACATAAATTCTGCGGCTGCAAGTGCAGTCTTACCAAATTTTTCAAAACCAGACATTGCCTCTCTAGCAAATGCAATTTTAAACTCTGCACTTTGATCAAACAATGTTCCCATTTCAGTCATACATTGTTTGTGTGCAGTTTCACCAGCATTTACAACTTGATTATTTCCCTTTTTAATAATTGCTCTAAGTTGAGTTGGGGCAAGTGATGCAGTTACAAAGTTTTCAATAATACCACTTACCTTTTTAAATTGCGGTGTTTCTGCAAGAGATTTATCTGTATTTTTTAAAGCAGCATTAAATGTTGCTAGACTTTCTGATTTACCACCAGACATTAATTGTGCCATACCAATTTTTAATGAAAATCTTGCGTTACCTATTAGGATGTCTGTTTTTGGAGTTTTGTTACCAGCACCAAATGAAGTCCAAAAAGGAGTTAGTTTGGTTGTAGCTCTACCATATTGTTCTGCTTGAGCACCAACAAGGTCTGGTCTATTTTTTAAAATGTATTCTGCAATTCTTTTACCAGACTCTTTTGCTAGTATATTTGCATTGATTGTGTCAACAGTTTTAGAATTAATACCAGATTTATTGTCAAGTTCTTTTTCGTGAAGTTCATACCATCCCATAACAATAGCAGCTTCATAATCTTCTGCTTTAAGTGATTCACTTAATAAAGATTGAATCTTTACTTCTGGTGCGATATAATTTTCTTGGACAGGTTTTAATTGACGAACATACTTCCGTAACGACATATCAATGGCTCCATCTACATATAGTTTATACTATTTATAAGAGGTTAAACCTTGAAATCGTCATACCTTGTTTCTGATGACTTAGACCCAAAGGTTGTCTTGTCAAATGTCGGTTCATCTTGACCGCTATCTACCAAGTCCTCTTGTTCTTTATTCTCTACATCATACAGTCTCATTTTACTTCTGTCAATACCTACAACAAATCTTTTATTCACTGTTGGGTCATTATATCGGTTCTTGAGTTGTTTTACTACGATTTGATTAAGTGCATCAAGTTCCTCATTACTGATAAGGGCAAACATAAAATCTGCTGTCGCTGGCAACCCAAATGATTCAGATGTGTCCTCAAGGCCAATGTCGGTTGAGGTGAATCCACCCCTCGTTGTTTGTGTTGCCGACATGATGGGAACATTTGTCTCGACTGCAAGTCCTCTAAGTTCTTCTGCAATCGACTTAATATATGTGTACGAATTGACATTTGATGCTCCCTTCAAACGAGATGATGCACAGATATTTAGGTAATCAATAAATATCATATCAGGTTTGAAGGATTTCTTGATAGACAATTCTTTAATCAGACCACGAAAGTGTGCAGAGTGAGCAGATGCAGTAGGATATTCTTTTACAATCAGTGTACCGTTTGTTTTTTTCTGTATCTTCTTAATCTTACTTTCAAACATGGTTTTAGGTAAATCATGCAAGTCTTCCATAGATACGTTCATCAGATTTGCATCTATACGTTCTGCGATACGTTCCTCTGCCATCTCTAAGGTGATATACAATACATTCTTACCTTGAGACAAACAGTTTGCAGCCATGTGACACATGAACAACGACTTACCAACACCTGTACCAGCAAGTGCAATGTTAAGAGTCTTCTGTGGTAAACCACCCTTAGTAATCTTGTTGAAAAACTCTAAGTCAAATGGTATGCGTTCTTCTACTTTATGGTAGAAATCAAAACGCTTTTCACTATCGTTAAAGTAATCGTGGCCAACTGCATTATCAAAAGACACAGCAAGTGCATCAGTCAACAAACTAGGGATTGCATCTGCACCACGGTTCTTGTCTTTACCATCAATGATACCGATACCATCTACGATTGCATTGTAGATAGCTTTGTCTTTACAAAACTTTTCTGTGGTATCGACTAACCACTCCATGTCAACATCAGTTGCATCAAGTGTCTTGATAATCTCTACAATTTTTTGATGTTCTGTTTCAGTTAAATCTTTGCGAGTTTCAACTTCAATTTCCAAGGAAGTCTTTGTCGGCATCTTGCGATACTTGTCAACAAAGTTTGTAATCTCCTCAAAGACAATGCGTTCTTCTTTTACACTAAAATAATCGGGTTTGATGAAAGGCAATACCTTTCTACAGTAATCTTCATTTGATACAAGGTTACTGAGTGCTGTCCGTTCTATTGTCTGATTCAATTTGTGTTCCATCCTCTGATTGTGCAATAATGATATGCAAAAGTATATCACCAATTAACTTAAAAAAATCATCACCAAAATTTTCTTTTGGTATTCCATTGTTTTCTATTATATCATACTCAAACTTAAATGGCAACCCACTTTTTTCGATTTCTTCTTCTGTTGCAAGTTCTTCTGGAAGAGTAACTTTTCCATACTTATATACAACACCATGAAAATCAGTTTCGCCTGTAAGACCAATACAAGTCTGATCTGGATGAGCATCACTATTTAAGAATACAAATTTCTTTGTAATAGGGTCTTGTAAAATTTGTTCTGTTGATGGTAGTGGTTTTGGTGTACTTTCAATTGGTTCACCGAATTGATTTAATAATTTAGACATAATGTAAATAACTCCCAATTATGTATTTTGATTTTTCGATTGGTTTTTCTCCAGCATGAAGCCATGGCCACATTGGTGGAAACATTAATAATGAACCTTTTACACAACTACTACCAAGTCCTAATTGTGGAAATGATGTGTGACCAGCATCATTATCATCTAAGTATAAAAAGAATACCAAAAATCTTCTTGCATCTTTATAATGAGTAACATCAACATGAGGACTAAAAAACTCATCACCGTTAGGTTCATATCGTTTCATTCGTATCGATTCATAACCATGTTTAATTGGCCATTGATTTATTGTAATCTTACAATCTTCTTTGTACTTATCTACATATTCTGGAAATATTTTTAAAAGATGTTTTGTATCATCTTCCCAGCCAGGCTCTTCCATTATATGAATTTGATTGAAAGACATTTTAAATTTTCTATCAGGATTTTCTCTGTTTTGAGTACGCCACTGGTCAGAATTTTCTTCAAACCTTTTAATTAGTTTATCACAAAACGAATCTGATACAACATTTTCATATATTCTAATATAGTTTTCTAAGTTCATTATTAAAAGTTCCTAAAAGTCTATCATTGACCTAACAGTAAAATCAATTGCAATACGTTTTTCGTGAGTAATGATATCTGCTGCTCTGTGTGGGATTAGTGGATTAAACACATAGAAACTAGTTGGTGGTGCATAGTAGGTTTGTTTGTTCCATTCAAAACCACCACCCCATTCTTCTTTCCAATCTGAATTAAGAACACCAAGAATTTTTAGCACTTTCATATTTTTTGGAATATCATCTTCATGGTCTGTATGTGTGTTGTCTTCTCTGTGTTGGTCTTTAATACTACCACCACACCACAATGCTTCTGGATAAAATAGTTTACCACCACTCTTTTCATATATCTGTGTAAGTAATGCCAAACACATACCAGCAATCCTTTCAGTTTTAGGATTCTTAGTCTCACCATCAATGATGGTTAACTTAGGATGTCTCTTACTGAAGTGAGCTCCATGAGGGTACTTAAAACTCCAATCCTCACTTTCTTGGAATTGATATCTAAGAAATTCCAAGAACATTGGAGTTGTTACATTTTCAATTATTTGTAGTGGTATTGTTTTCACTCTATTCACCTTGTTAACTATGGGAAGGCCTTTATCTGGTCTTCCTGTACTATTTATAGGGGTTTTCAATTTTCCAAGAACTGACATGATTACTTCTTCTTTACGGTAAAATCAATCGCCAATCTTTTTTTGTCAGAGGTAATATCCTCTGCTGCATGAATAATTGACGAATCAAAAACTAAAAAGTCTGTTGGTGCGAGTTGATATGTAACACCACCATGAACAAAACCACCACCATCAGATGGTTGCCAGTCAGAGTTTAGTGTACCTATAATCTTTATTCGGTCACTACCCTCTGCATGGTCTGTATGAAAGTTATCAGGCCTGTGTTTGTCTTTAATACTAATACCACAGGCAGAACACTCTGGAAGAAAATAATCTTTACCACCAGCATCGTAAATTTGAATAAGTAATCCTAGTGCGATACCAGCAAGAACAGAATTTTCTTGAACAATATCGTTGTTGATAATTCTCAACTTAGGAAACTTATCTTCTAGTGGAACTGGATTAGTAGGATTATATGGATACAAAAAACTCCAGTTCTCTTGAGCAACAGCCATCTGTTTCATCATGTTAAGATAGTTTGCAGAACAGGCATTTTTAATAACTTTTGTTTCCATTAATCATCTACCTCTAAGTTTTCTGTAGAAAAATCTACTCCTGATCTTTTTGTTGAACGACCATGCAAATAAACTAAAGGCTCACTCTGCATATGATCAAGATAGTCAACACCATCTTCTGCATATGCACGAACATTTGTACGTTTTACAATTATACCATTTTCTTCTTCAATGGTTATAATTTCTTGTCGTATTAGACCTTTTCTTGGTGGTTCTAATCTTGGATTATCAGCCATTAAGTTTCTCCTTGTAATTTAACCATATATCATTTAATTTAGATTCATGTGGTTTATCATACCATGCACCACCTAAAGTATAATGTAAAGCATTTGCATCATCTATATCTTCATACTCACCAACAAGCCAGTTCCACTTTAAAGGTAACTCTCCAATATCATTTTCATCACACCATTTAAATTGATGTAGCTCCTGTAAACTCATTGAGAATACTTTTTCAAAAGTTAAATCTACTTTGGACTTATTGAATATTATAAAACTACCCCAATTCTTTTTAGGATATGTTGTTTGTTTTTGATTGTCCATTTTCATATCAAC